TCAACTCTAATAACACGATAACATTTGGTAAGCGAGTTACGTCAGCGCAAAGCAATCTTCCTCTGATCGGGCATGATAGCACTGATGGCAGTGCGTCGGATTTGGGAATTTGTGCCACATCTTCTGGGGGAAAAATTAATTTCTATACAGGCAACGATGCGGCAGGCTTTGGAAATGGTTCAAACGAATTAAGAATGACGATTGATTCAACTGGTGCGGTAGGAATAGGAGCAGAACCATCAGGTGGCACAGCACTGGACGTTCGTAATGATGGTGTAATTCAAATTATTAACACGGATCAAATTCAACTTATAGCGTCAAATGGTGGTAGTCAGTTAAAGAATGTTTCAAACAATGTGTTTCTTTTTGGGACTAATAATACAGAGCGTATGCGCCTGAATGCCGGTGGTGATCTATTAATAAATACAACGAGTCAAATTGGCTCAGGAAATCCACGAGTTTCGGTCGCTAACGGCAGTGACGGCGTTTGTATTGCTACGAGCAGATCAGGCACGTCATCCGTATCTCATTTTCAATTTATTAATGGAAATGGAACTGTTGGTAGCATTAGTACTAGCGGAAGTGCAACTGCCTTCAATACAAGTTCTGACTACCGCCTTAAAGAAAATGTAACCTCAATTAGTGATGCTACTGAACGACTAAAAAAACTTAATCCTATTAGGTTTAATTTTATTGCTGATTCAAAAACTACTGTTGACGGCTTCTTAGCTCACGAAGTCAGCGATCATGTTCCTGAAGCTATCACAGGAGAAAAGGATGCAGTCGATGCTGATGGTAATCCAGAATATCAAGGCATAGATCAGAGTAAGCTAGTGCCTCTTTTGGTAGCCACAATTAAAGAACTTGAAGCAAGAATATCAGCCTTAGAAGCGTAGGAGAAAAACATGGCAGCGACATGGACAGTTAATAATCTTGACTTTTATAAGAGTCATGAAGGTAAAACAAATGTAGTTTTTACTGTGCATTGGAATTGTGCAGATAAAGATTTAAATGGAAATACAGGACAATGTTATGGCTCTGTTGTTATTCCAACTGATGATTTGTCATCCTTTACCGCTTACTCAGATATAAAAGAAACACAAGCAATAGATTGGGCAAAAGACGCTCTAGGTTCTGATGAAGTTACCTCAATAGAGGCTAATGTTGCTGGTCAAATTGCAGAAAAAGCATCTCCAACCGAAGAATCAGGAGTGCCTTGGTAATGGCTGAGACAAACGTGATTAGTATCAACGGTGTTGATTACAAGGAAGAAGATCTTCAAGACAACAGCAAATATTTCATTGCTCAGATTAAGGATCTTCAAACACAAAAAGCACAGATTAAATTTAAGTTAGATCAAGTTGATGCGGCTTTGTCGGTCATGACTAATCAACTTATTGAGAGTGTAAAACAAGCGGAAGATTAATGCCTCTTTCCACCTTTAAATTTAGACCTGGAGTCAACACAGAAATTACAGCTTATTCTAATGAAGGCGGCTGGAATGATTGTGATAAAGTTAGGTTTAGGTTTGGCTTTCCTGAAAAATTAGGTGGATGGATTAAATATTCTTTAAACACTTTTTTAGGAATTTGTAGGTCTCTACACGCTTGGATTGCGTTAGATGGCTCAAAGTTTTTAGGTGTAGGCACACATAAGAAGTTTTATATCGCAGAGGGTGGTGCTTTTAACGACGTAACCCCAATTCGTAAAACAACAACTAATGCCGCTACCTTTGCCGCTACCAATGGGTCAACCACTATCACGGTAACAGACAGCGGTCACGGTGCCATCGTAGGTGATTTTGTAACTTTTAGCGGTGCCGCTACGTTAGGCGGCAATATAACCGCTGCCGTCTTAAACATAGAATACGAAATAGTCACTGTTCCAACAGCGAACACCTATACGATAACAACATCTGTTGCCGCTAACTCCTCCGATTCAGGTAATGGTGGAGGAAGCGTCGTTGCAAAATATCAGATTAATGTAGGCATAGACACTGTCGTTCCAGGCACAGGTTGGGGTGCAGGCACCTGGGGCCGTGGCACGTGGGGTTCAGCCGCAACCACCGTTGCGGGTGGCGGTAGCATACGTATCTTCAGTCAAGACAACTTTGGTGAAGACTTACTTTTTAACATTCGTGACGGGTCTATTTACTACTGGGACAGAACAAACGGATTAACAACACGAGCGGTTGAATTATCAACTTTAGATAGTAACGCCCCCACAGTGGCTAGAAAGGTTCTTGTATCCGACCGCGACAGACATGTCCTTGTCTTTGGTTGCAATCCCATAGGATCCTCCACGCAAGATAAATTACTTATCCGTTTCTCTTCACAAGAGAACGCCACCGACTGGCTCCCCTCCGCAACGAATACCGCAGGGGATTTAGTGGTTGGTTCAGGATCACAGATAGTGTCAGTAACCGAGACACGGCGAGAGGTGTTTATTCTTACTGATAACTCTGCTCATTCTCTACAATTTATAGGTCCTCCCTTTACCTTTGGGCTTACGCAAATATCTACGGGGGTCACGGTCCTTGGACCGAATGCCGCGGTTGCCGCAGGAGACGCCGTGTTCTGGATGGGTAATGGACGTTTCTATGTGTATGATGGCACGGTCAAGCCATTACCTTGCACGGTTCGTGATACTGTCTTTGACGATTTTAATTTTACTCAAGCAGAGCAGGTATATGCAGGCTTGAACACTGAGTTTGGCGAAGTGTTTTGGTTCTATCCTTCAGCCAGTGCCTCTTCTAATGACAAGTATGTCATCTTCAATTACGATGAACAGGTTTGGTACTTTGGCTCTTTAGCACGGACCGCTTGGTTAGATAGAGGCATTAACGAGTTTCCAATAGCGGCAAGCGGGGCTTACTTGTTCAACCACGAAAACGGTGCGGATGACGATGGATCAGCACTCTCTGCGTTCATAGAAAGCAGTCCTGTAGATATAGGAGATGGAGAGAACTTTGCTTTTGTTCGTAGGTTAATTCCTGACATAAGCTTTTTAGATTCACCTGCGACAGCCAATCGAACAGCGGTCTTTACCTTAAAAGCAGAAAATTTCCCCGGGACGGGATATACACAGTCTTTTGCCACCGATGTTACAAACACATCAACATTAAATCATGTGCGATTACGCGGCAGGGCTGTAGGTGTTAGAGTAGAAACAACGGAGTTAGGAGTAACTTGGCGATTAGGTTCAACCAGACTTGATGTTAAGCAGGATGGGCGACGATGAGTGGTAGGTCTTTAGTTCCTCCTACTTTTTCGGTGCCACCCCGCACTTACTCTCCTGTTTATTTTGACGATTTAGTTCGAGCCTTGTCGCTCTTTTTATTGCAGACACAACAGCCCGGTGAGGGTCGGCACACGACGATGGTGTTTACGGACCTGCCAAACAACGATGTAGGGCTTGAAGTAGGTTCGGTCATGGATGTAGACGGGTTCTTGAAAATATCCAGGGCAAACAATCCGCATGTTGCGGGCAGTACAGGAACGGGAGCAGTGGGAACCGTTTCTGTTACGATAGGATAAACGTAGACCACCTTATGTGTTTTATGTAAGATGGCCTAGCTTTAAATGGTGTAAAACATGACACAAAACGCTGCTTTACAAGAAGAAATACTTCCCGCAGGCGGTATCGCCGATTTCATAATGGATGACGCTGAAATAGAGGCTCTTGAAAAACAAGAGACTATTGAGGCTTTTGGCGATCAAGGTATTGCTAATTTTAATAGTATTGCACGACGTATGGCGTCATATGGGCGATACGGCGACGACACGGTGGCCCACGTTGAAACAGGCGAGCTTATTATACCGAAGGCCCTTATTCAAGGTAATGATAAGCTTAAAGAGTCTATTTTTGACCATCTTAGAGAGCTTGGCGTTGAAGATCCAGAGAGATATATCGTTGGATCAGGAGAAAACTCTATAAACCCTGAGACAGGTCTACCAGAGTTCTTTTTCAAGAAAATATTTAGAGCCGCTAAAAAAGCGGTATCTTCTGTTGCTAGAGCCGTAAAGAAAACTATCAAAGGCGTTGGCAAGATTTTAAAGAAGGCCGCGCCTATCTTGCTTA